AGCATCCATCTTCTCGCACAGGTCGCCATGGTACTGGCGCTTGAAGAAACGGAGCATCAAGATTCGCTCGAGAATGCGCGCACGGCGCTTGACGTGACCATCAAAGCGTGAACCGTCGGCAAGGGCTGAGTGAGCCGCCGTCTCTAGGACACGGCAAACTCTTTCGGCACACTCAGCTGGGGTCTTGGCAAAGGCATACCATTCCTGTTTGCTCATGACCTCATCGTGAAAAGCGTACATATAACACGAGTACTCTAGCTTTTCCGGCATTTGGGAGATGTTGCGAGGATCGCTGGGCTTCTGAGCGGTCTCTTTCTTTACGAATGCCTTCACAACCTTCTTGACGCCAGGACCAGTCACGCCTGCTTCGTCAAGGATGCTCCTCTGGGAGGGAGTAGACTGTCTCTCATGCACTTCATCATGAGTCAGTTTATCCCCAACATGCGGAATCGGGATGGCGAATTCCGCAAACTCGACCATGTAACCGGCCAAGGTGGGGGGTACGGGCTGCTCCACTTCCAAATCACCCTCCTTGGAATGGAACTGCTCCACACGCCCAGCAATGCAACGATCGTCAGTAGCTACGCTCGAAACATATCCATAGCAGGGGCCAAGCAATGGGCTCCCAAACCCTGTCAATGGAACTGGTGCGGTGTAGTCGTGCTCTCCAAACCAAATTGGTACACACGACTCCGTAGGCGGATACACGCAGGGTGGCGTGTCGACATAGCTCTCTCGCAAATACCCGGCGAGAATAGCGGCATGTCCAGGTGGCATTCGTTCCGACGGCATGCCAGCCTCGGTCGCAGGAGCAATGTTCGACGCTACCATGGCCGGTGTAATAGGCACCTTAGCCACTCGCTGCACAGCGTGAACCGCGTCAATCTGCGACACTGGAAGTGTAACCGCAGTGTGATCCCCTTGAACCGAAACACTGCGCATGAGCCCGCCAGGAGTCATCACGTCAAGCACAACGTGGCTCCCAAACACGGGTCTCAATCTCTTCAGGCCCTTCCCTTCGATCACAAGGGAGGTTGCGGCCAGTGAAGGCATCCTGAATCTGCCGATTTGGGTCAGCATGACCAGGGCGTGGTG